TCATTATATGACTTAAATAATCATCTTTTAGTTTTTAAATTCTTTTATAATTAATTTGTCATAAATAATAGTAGCATTCGGTGCGAATCGTTTTTGTTAAGAGTTTAATGTGTTTCGTATTATATTATGCCTAAATATATAAATCAATCATTTACATCCACATTAGATCCTGCGATATGGGGTCCACATTTTTGGTTTTTCTTACATACAATTGCGGTATCATATCCTCTTTACCCAAACACAATTACCAGAAAAAAATACTACGAATTTATTCATAATTTGCCTCTTTTTATTCCTGTTGAAAATATCTCAAAGTATGTTTCCAAATTATTAGATAAATATCCAGTAACTCCTTATTTAGATAATAGAGATTCATTTATTAGGTGGACACACTTTATACATAATAAAGTAAATCAAAAATTGGAGAAACCAAAAATATCATTGGAAGAGTTTTACGTCCAATATTATGAACATTATAAATCAAAAAATGTCAAATTAATAGAATTCAATAAATTACGTAGGCATATTGTATATATTTTTTTAATTGTTTTATTAGGATTTGTGATATATTATATACATTATAAGTCCTCTTTTTGAGAAAGGTTGAAAATAATATTAATATGTTGGTATATTATAATGAAACATGGTGGAACAGTTATCGAATCAGGTGGATTTGGTTGTATTTTTAAACCGCAAATAAAATGTGATCCACTGCATATAATTGGAAATACCAATATATATGACAAGACAGGTATTTCTAAAATAATGCGATTACAACATGGACTCGATGAATACGATGAAATAATCAAGTTCATTCCTATTTTAAAGACGATACCGAATTATAAAAACTACTTTATTATTTCACAGTTTACGATTTGCCGTCCTGTTAAACTTACTAAATCTGATTTGAAAGATTACGATACAGTGAATTGTTCTTCGTTAAAGAAAAAGGGAATTACAAAAGACAATATAAACGATCATTTGAGCAAATTATTGACATTAAACATGCCATATGGTGGAATAGATCTAGACTGCTATATCAGCAAAAATCTATATGATTCTGCGCGTATCATAGAATTCAACAATAAAATGATTGATTTGCTCGATAATGCCATATTACCAATGAACAAGAAAGGAATATATCACTCGGACTTGAAAGCAAATAATATATTAGTCAATAATGAAAATGGACATTTACGTTTTAGACTAATAGATTGGGGTCTCTCTACTATTTATTTTCCTGGTAAACAAAATGTATCTGTCGAAACAAATTATGGATTCACAGATGATTGGAAATTTATACCCGATGCATATAGAGACCGTCCATTTCAGTTCAATGTTCCATTTTCATGTATATTATTTTCTACAATTTTCAAAGAAATGTATGAATTATTTCTTATAACCAACAAACGAACTCACAAAGATATTCGTGATTTTTTACAAGAATTTGTTAAAACACATATTGAATATCGTGGTTCTGGGCATTTATCAAATTTTAAATCTATTTTCAGTAAAATGTATGGAACACCTGAATTTACAACAACAATAGAAAAATTACATGGTAAAATAGATATTATACAACAAAATGTAAATATAAAACATATTGGATATATTATCGATTATCTCTGTAATATTTTAATAAAATATACGAAAAATGAAAAATTTGATGTTTTAGGATACTTAAATGAAGTATATATTAAAAATGTTGATATATGGGGATTTGTCATGACATTTCTTCCATTAACAGAACAAATAATGCAATACGAATTAATTCAGCCATCTCAAAAAACTTCATTTTATCGAAAAATAATACATACCAGTTTGAAAGATATGATAAATATATTATTAAAATATAGCAGTTCTCCAATCAATATTGATGAATTAAAGAAGGTGTTATTATCATTGAATAAAAAGTTACAACGCTTAAGCAGAGAACCGGTATTATTACAAAAATTAAAACAGCGACAAATACAGTCTCTGAAAATACGTAGTAAAATAAAGATTCTTCGTCGAAAAATGCTTACGCGCAAAAAGAGAGAAAGTCGTCGATCAGGTAAATTATAATAAATTCAATTTAACCAAGAAAAACCCAACTATTATAATGAGTGTTCATATATTCTGCCGTTTTACTTTCTTTATACTGAAACATCTTATACGCTTCTTTGGCATGTAAGAATCGGCCTATATAACCTAAAATCATGATAATAATTAAGACTCCAACAAAACGCATGTTAATATTTTTACTAAAAAATTTATTTACAAATACATAACTTGCGAGATTCAAGAAGATTGTATAAATTGTTATGTTAACTAATATAGATAGACAGATGATTGGTATTAACTTCATAAAGGCAATCCATGACGTTTTTGGATTTGTCGTTTCCAAAAATAGTTTCGTAAACATATATATATATTATAATATTTCTTTGAAACAAATATTCAAAGAAATATACGAGGGTAAATATATCAGTTATTATATGAGACTTGAAATTATTATTATTGCCATTACCGCTGTCTTCATTTATAATGTATATTATGATGGAAATATTTTAAAGAAGATCTATTCATATAAGAAATATTTCACAATGGGTATAATTGCCATTATAGGCATATCGATTTATCTGTTAATCAAACGGGATCCCATGCAATCAAAGAAGATACTTCTTTATGCGAATAATATGATAAAATATATGCCGATAGATAAACAGACGATGAATTTTATTTCTCCTATTATTGATTTCACATCTCCCAAAGATAATAGTGGATTTATGATGGGAATGAACAATAATTCACAATCACCTACAAAAGGTTTCAATGGTAGTGGTGGCAGTGCTACTAAGAGATCAGTATCTGAAACAAAGAAGAAATATGTAGCGTCGCAACAACATTGGAAATGCGGTGAATGTCATCAACAGTTGAACCATACTTTCGAAATAGATCATCGTGTAAGATTAGAATATGGTGGTGGAAATAATGTGGAGAATTTGGTGGCACTATGTAGGAATTGTCATGGAGAAAAAACTGCTAGTGAGAATATGTAAATCATAATATTTATATAATATATACTATTAATGGAAGCGGCAGCAACAGGAGCAAATAAACCCCCGCCAAAGGATTCTGAAACAAAAAATATATTGAACGCAATTGATTATAAAAATCTCGGTAATTATTTTGGTAATCCTGTGATAATAACTATTTTATATTTCATTATTTTAATCAGTTTTATTGTGGTATTATTTTCAACGACATATGTGACGATATCATCATTAATTACAATATTTTTCGTATATCTCTTAATAAAGCAAATATATTATGCGCTTAATGATAAATCAGGTAAGGCTGCAAGTCTTTGGTCATTTGCGTTGCCCATCTTTTTAATTATTTTTACATTGGCATGTAATGCTTTTTTACCGAAAAGTTCAAAGTTTGTCTTAACGAATCAAAGTAACATAATTCAAAATATACAAATGCCAATATATTCTATTTTATATGCTTCAATTATATACGGTATTTTCTTCATATTTATGTTAATATATCATACATTTGACAAAAATAAAATTACATTATTATGCGTGTCATTCTTTTTCATCATATTATCTTCAATGTATATTGTAACAAGATCAAATTTGCCACAAGATGTGACAAAAAGTCAAACAACTTCAATGATGATAAATACACTTGTTTATACACCTCTTGTTGCTTCTTGTATTTATATTATATACGTATTTATGACGTATAAAGGGTTCATACTCAGTGGCTATAATGATATTAAGAACACGTCTTTAATGAATAATATTACACGCGTAATACCTACACCAGCTGCATCAACGATTACGAATATGGAAGAACAGTTGAATAATCTCAAACAATATGATACATCAGGATCAAAATCATCGTCAAAGACAGAATCATTCATGCCTGGGCAGGTTGCGGTTGCCAAAGATTTATCAATATATGGTTTACTTATTATTTATGGAATCGTATTTCTAGGATGTTTCTTTACATTTTTGAATACGACAGCCAATACGAAATATAATTCATTGAATGAGTTGGTTATCATACTGATAAATGGATTTATTATATCGGTTATTGCAGTTTTAACAATGAAAATGACTTCTGCTGGTTTCTCTTCGTTTCAAAATGATTCGATTAAAGAATTAAATAAATCAATGAAAACTGCTGAAATTAAAAGGGGGCAATATTTTGGTAGGTTGGGATTAGAAAATGAGGAATATGGAGTTCTCGCATTGTTAATAGTATATAATGTTGCCATAGCAAATGTATTTAATAATGATTATTTCAGTAAAGATAATGAGATATTTGTCAAGTTTCTCTCTTCATTCATTCCGTCTTCGTATATAACCAAATATGAAAATAGTCTACCAACTCTTAGTATCATAATTACATATATTATTACATTTGCGATATATTACAAAGTAATAATGAAAGAGAGAAATGTAAAGAACGATTCAGACTTACTAATGTTTTTCATTACATTAATTTTATTCATAACAGTAATATTATACATAAATGGTAGTAAATTGGCACAAGGTTCTTCATTGAATAATGGTATTTCGCCTTATATATATGCGATTATAGCATTTGTGATCATTTTCTGTGTAGGATTATTTCTCATATATATATCGACAAAACTGAATATGAATCTCGCGTTTTTTAATATGGAAAAAGATCAGTTGATGCAATCAATTACAGTATCTCTTTTCATCCTGTTTGGTATTTTTTTCTTATTTTCATTGATTAATTGGATCATCCAGTTATTTCAAGTATTTACATTTAAAAACTCAGATGGTTCATCAAGTGTCTTTGGGATTATATTAAATTTTGCAATTATCATCACGTTATTGGCGATTATATACAGAATGATGTCATATAGTAATTTATTCAAAGGGTCAACATTTATAACAGACAGTCCATTATCGCAACTCATAATAGGTTGTATTTTCTATATACCTTGTTTGCTGATTGCACTGATCGATATATTGTCAGGTTATTATAAAAAGGGTTCAACTGTTATGGTAAATGCGATGAAACGAGCATCAACCGGTGATTTGGCAAGTTCAGTTTCTTCATTACAAATTACGCCAAGTAGAACAGATATTATTTTGCTGATTCTTATAGTCTTATTATATCTCATATATTATAGTATTCCATACACATATACATTATTTTCATCGCAAGGTGGACAGCTTCTATTAAAAGAGCCTGTATATACAGATAAAGAAATAGTTTTAGCAACATATACATCATTGAATCCTCAAGTAAATTCGACAAAAAAATCATTTAAACTATTTAATTATGATTTTTCATGGTCGAATCCAGATTATAACGCAACGCAAGTGATTACTCATTCTTATAATTATGCATTATCATGTTGGATTTTTATAGATGCGAATAGCACAGCAAATAATCGAGGCGATACTTTTCATTCTCTTATAAATTATGGTGGAAAACCAAATGTTCAGTATAGAGGAAATGATAATCAAATGATAATAACAATTGAAAAAATGGATGTATCAGGAAATCCAACATTATATGAAGGAAAAAAGTATGATTTAGATGATGATGGAAATTTCATTGTTTATAGAAACAAAAATGTATTGTTACAAAAATGGAACAATATAGTGATCAATTATAATAGCGGCATTTTAGATATATTTATAAATGGTAAATTACAACAATCGTTTAATGGAGGATCTATTCCTTATATGAAATTGGATAATATCACAATAGGAGAGAAGAATGGATTACATGGAGGTATATGTAACGTTGTCTATTTTAGCGATGCATTAAATATAAAGCAGGTGTATTATTTGTATACTTCGGTAAAAGATTTGAATCCTCCTATATTAATGAATTATTATGACAGTTTATATTTAAGTTCAATAAAGGTTGAAAATGCGACAGAAAAGATTGGGTTAAATCAGATTGCGAATTGATAATTATAATGAAATAATAAATTTATTATTATATATTATTATAATAAATGAACATTCGTATGATTATATTTACGACAATTATCATTATCATATTAATATTGATAATACGTTATTATGTGGTAAGTAATCCAATATTAACTAAATTAAGTAATGCTACTGTTCCACAAACAATATCTGCCAGTTCTTTAGGATCATCTAATAGCGTTGGAAGTTCAAATTTTGCATTTTCAATATGGTTTTATATAAGCAACTGGAATTATAGGTATGGAGAGCGCAAGATTATATT